CCAACCGCAGATGTAGGCGCTTGTACCACTTTGATCAGGCCAAATGGAGCGTAGCCTGAAGGACAAGATAGATCATAGTTAGCGTCATCCTGAGATGCTGCTACTGGGATTGTTGGCTCAATAATGTAAGCCACATCACCTACGCAAGCCAAGATATACACCAGTGTTTGCGTGTCATCACCGGCTGCTAATGCAGGGTGAGCCTTAGTTGCTGAAGCTGCACCAGCCGCTGACATAACATCGCCATTTTTACCGTTGATAACAGCTAAACCACTTAAATCGATTTCAGAGTTGATGGCGAAAGGAGTTTGGAAAACACCGTTTACGATATGATCTACCGCCACCGTTGTTTCAACATTTTCCACGTTTGTACCGTCAATCGCTAAAAGGCCAGCCGATAAAGAACGGTTGCCAATAGAATCACGGATTGATTTGTTAGTGATACCACTTAATTCGTTAGACATTTTATATTCTCCTAAGTAACAGCGCGGAGCTAATTACCAGTAAGTTTTTTAATTAAAGACAGCCGCTACACTGTAACGGCTACCCACATACTACACAACACTAACGATTAAGACACACCGTTAAGTTCACTTGCACCTACTTCCATACGGACCATCCAAGCTTGGTTTAATACTACTGCAACAAACCAAGTTTTCCAGCCTACGAAGCCACGTTGACCCAATGGATCTGACTTATCAACCGTACCAGGGTTAATAACGGTAGGGTGAATCGCACCCGCACCACGTAGAGGAACTACGCCGTAAGCGTATTTTGCGATGATCACAATTGGATACACGTCAACTAACGTGCCTGAAGTCAACATACCTGTACCTGATGCAGTTGCACCAGAATCCAAGAAAGGCTCCAAAAGTGGCGTTAAGATATAACGCACATCTTCAACCTTACCGACTTCAAACGGTAAAGGCTTCATAGAACCGTACTTTTCAGTTGGTGTGAAGCCAGGCATATCCCGAATATCCGAATCAAGATCGGTATGACCAAACGCCAAGAAAGCAGCATCAACCGCTTCAGTACCATACTGAACGCTTGAACTCATTTTGCTTGTGATTTTCATACCACGTTGCGCTCTCAAGAAACGAGTAGTAGTTCGTTGCGCTGCAATGCTAATTGGCGTTGCTACGTCAGTACGCACTGTATTAGCTGCAGCTGCATAAACAACGTTCGTGCCGCCTTTGATGACGCCCCACGTAACCATTTCAATGGTTTCAGCGGCTTGCTCACCAGAAAGCATAGACATATCTTTCAATACTGGATCTTCAGATAAATCATCAACACGATCAGTGATTTCAGCTACGTCGCCGTATTGCCCCATTGTTGCAGGCACATCAACATAACTTGTTTTATGACTCGTAGGTGTAACACCTTCAGTCAATTGAGTTGTGGACACCACATAAGGCACTGGGCGACGGAATTTAACCTGCTCAGCTTTGTTCTTTGGCATCGGTTTAGATTGTCCATAATCGCTTAATACGATTATAGGGCGTGCGTGTTCAAGCATTTCCGTAGCTGCCCACGCGGCAGTACGTTGGCTGATATCGCCGTAAGTAGAACCTGACATTTTTAGCTCCTTCTCTGTTTCTCAACAGTGAAATAAATTAATGGTTGAGCGCTATGCTCGTCGTTGTCGGTTTTCTTTACGATTAGCATGGAATTTAAACGCGGCCTCGAAATCATCAGCTGGCTCGCTACTAGGATCAATTCGAGCTGATTTGCTCTTAATCGTGGTACCGTCTTCCAATTGCTGTTTTCTTCGCGTTGCAATGCTATTCGCGTCAATTTCCTTTTGAGTTAACTCTTCCTTGTTATCGACGCCATTATCTACGGGGTCAGCTTTTAATGTTGGTTTTCCTTCTGCGACCAAATGCGTGTCATATAAACCGATAAGCACTGATGCATCTTGTGGATCATCGCTATCGGTAAGTGATTGCACGCCAGGTGGCTGTTTATCTAACCATAAAGCAAATTCAGGTTCCTGAACTGCTTTTGTCCATTCTGGATAAAACTTTGCTACTTCATCTGTGGAGGCTTGGGTAGCGTCCTCAATTTCTTTTTGTGCATCTCTGGCCTGCTTTTCTTTAATTGGGGTCAGAGTTGAATCAATCGTTTCTTGTGTTGCTTGGCCAGCTTTATCTAACCGGCTATCAATGGCTTTTGCCACTTCGGGATAATCTTCCTTAAAGGTTTCCCATTCTTCATCGGTTCCACCCATTGCTTCAGCAATTTGCTTATTGTCCGGCTGCTCACCAGTGGTGCTGCCTTTGCGGATACCTTGTATTTCTTTCTCCATGCCGTTAATTTTACGCTGGAGCCCACTTACTCGACCTGCATCACTGCTAAGTCGGTGGTTTAAATCTTTGTTTGTTTCTTCTAAAGCAACAAATTTATCTTTGGTTTCATCGGACATTCCAGCATAAGGATCTTCTTCTTCCTTATTTTTGTCGTCCAAATCATCACTTAGCTCGTCATCTTGATTTTTTGTTTCAAGTTTATCGTCCTTATCAAGATCATCATCGAGGTCGTCATCTGCTTCGGGAATACCATCTTTTACTTCAGCAAGCTTGATAAACTCATCTTCAAAATCAGTGGTTTCTTCATTAACGTCTGATTCTACTGCGGCTTTATCTGTCATTTTATTGTCCTTTGCGGTTCTCACGAACGGCGGTTGCTGTCTCACGACAGTTATTTAATATATATGCTATTACTTATAATTAAGCAAGTCTATAACGGCCTTATTGTGCCGTGGTTCGGGTGAAAGCCATATTTGTTTTCTGCTGACTTTCTGACGCAAACGGCCTCAAAGTAGTCTCGATGATAACCAAGATAAACGTTTTCATATTTAACCTTGATACTTGCATACCATCCTCCTGTTCTTTTAAAGAAGCTAACACCAACTACACCGGAAGTATTGTTGTCTGCTATTCGATGATTTTGGCTATTAACTATCCTTGTTACATCTTTAAGATTAATCCACTTATTGTTAATTCCATCGCCATCATCGTGATCAATCTCTATTGGCCAGCTTCCTGTCACAAGGAACCAAATGATTCTATGAGCATAATAATGTTTGCCGTCTATACCGACTCGCAAATATGTTTTTTTAGCGTGCTTGCTTATTGAGCCTACACGCTCACCAACCTTGTTTCTGTTTGACCTAACAATTTTACGTGTTAGATAGCCTGTCTCCGAATCATAATTAAATAGTTCGTTTAAATAATCTTGTGTTAAAGTTTGCTCATTCATCAGGCGCACCTCTTATGCGTTGGTTGATAGGCTGGCTAGATGTTTACGCATCTGGCTAGTCGATTATATATTAATCATCAGACAATCCGAAGTTTGCTGTTTCACCCATATCCTGCTTGATTTTAATTTCGGTGTAGAACTTCTTAATATCCCAATCTGCTGCGAATTTCTTAATTCCGAATTCGTTGCGGATTTTTTCCATATTAATCTTATTAGTGGCAGCGAGCTCTGTTAATTTAACTTCTCGCTCGATCATAGCAATCTGGCGATCATTTTCTGCTATAGCTAAACGTTCTTGGGCTTGCATCTGTGCTGCACGCTCATTCGCGTCGATCTCCATCTGTTTAAGCTCTTTCTGTGCTTGTATTTTTTGGACTTCCGGATCCTGTGGTGGATTATCCTTACGTTTTTGCATTTCAGCTTCAGACTCGTCATCTGAAAGCATTACATCATCGATGGATACTTGCATGCCTTTCGCCATATTTTTCAGCACGCCGCGAGTTTTAAGTTCTTCTGGTCCACCTGGCATACTCATCGCAGCGGTAATAAATTCCATGATGTTGCGAGCCTGCATTTCTCTTACAAGTAATACTGAAGTGCCTCGGGCGTCGATACTCATATCACCCTTAATTTCAGCCTTCTCGTTAAATTGCATGTTCCAATCGTAGAAACGAGTAATAAACGGCACAGTGATATCGTCATCGTAATTTTTAACAGCCTTACGCATCATTATGTTATTTGAGCTCATCCATAGCGCGGTACCGCCCAATGTTTTCAACATAGCCGGTTGTTGAGTATCTGGTGATTGTGCCCCCATTTGGGTTTGTGGCACGCTAGTTTCTTCATCAGCCAACCGGTGAGCCATTTCAAATATGGCAGTAAGCTCTTGCTGGCGAGAATCGATATTAAATGTTTGCATTGCATAATCAGCGCGGAACTTAGGATCCTTGCTGGTCATCCACCAAATCTTACGAGGTGATAACTCCCACTTTCCATCAGCCGGCTCAACAAGTGATTTATTAATGATTATCTGTGGTCCTGTTGATAAACCGGCATTATCCAGCACCATGCGCCACGAAGCATTCATTACCTTCTGTGGTGAACGCATCCGGTATGGAACACCAAAACCAAAGACACATGTTTCGTCTTTTTCCCAATTAAGCACGTTATAAGGCAACTCTTCACTGTCCATGTGATTTAGACTGACTTTAATAACGATACCCATGCAGAGCCAAACAACCCCCTCAAATTCTTCGAGCGGATCATCTTCATTAACGTTTTCGCAGCCGCAATTAATTAAATCATTTTTATCAATTGGGCCATGGTATTCAAGGATTTCGTAGCGGTTATCTTGCTGTATCTGGGTGATACCGTTGATTTCACGTAGTTCGTTGAGATAGGAGAGGTGAGCGGCTGGTGCGTTCGGTGCCTGCATTAAAACTTTTCTAAGCTGGTTAGCCATGAAGCCAGGTTGTTTGGCGAGAACTCTTAATTGTTTTTTGGTAAGTAGGTGGCGCTCATAAACAAACTCACAATCTTCCCATCTTACTGCCGACATATCTGGAAAGAAGTTCCATGGATCAACATTGGCTGCAGTAGGTTTATTTTCTTCTTTGGTGCTCAACTCCCATTCACCACTTTCACCCAATATCCAAGCCTTTTTAGTGCGCTTTTCGACCATTGGGCCTTTGATGATACCGGTACCCATCACGACCGCGTTATGAATTACATCACGGCATACAGGATTAAATTTGGCTTCGGTTAACTGATCATCTATTTCTTTCTCCATGGCTGACGCAGTTTTCTTGGCCTGCTTCATGGTTTCTTCTGCTAAATCTTTTTTCTTGAACGGTTCACCAGTGGCTTCATCGACTGGTTCGCTGCCGTCTGTCATCTTTAACGGCGTATCATCATTGATTGCTTCAGCGAGTTCAGGTACTGGCGTGGGCTTTAAGCCCCAGTTACGATCGTCTGTTGGGAGAACAAGATCAGACCATTTTGATTCTGCTGTATTGGATTTTGCGCGGGTGAGGTTAACAAATATCTTGCTTTTCTTTTTGCCGTCATTGATTTTTTTGGCGGTTTCTTTGTCGTAAGTGCCATTGTAATGACGGAGATCGTCGAGCCAACGCTGTTCTATTTCTTCTTTTAAGCCAACCTGTTTATCGAATTGCGTTTGAAGACCGGTACCAAACAGCTGCATCTTCTCTTCGACTTCAGCTATTTTATCCTCGTCGGACAACCCATCTTCGTACATTTCTTCTTCTGGTTGCTTCACAGCAATCTGA